TTTATCGCAGCCGCCCAGTCGTTATCGTTTACCTTTAAGCTATTGCTATTTGTAGCGAGTAGGTTATAAGGCATTACGTTGCTTACTATTACAGGCTTTGCAAAGTGTCCAGCCTCTATCATTTTAAGCTCAGACTTGCATCGGTTAAATAGATTATCTCTTAGAGGTATTACGCATATTCCGCAATGCTGGTACTCCGTAGCGTATTCTTGGATGCTGCTAACTTGCGAGAGTATCGGACTCATTCGCTTAGGTACTCTTGGGCTTTTAACGGTTAAATACTCGTTGTCAAAGGCGTTACCTAATAGCTTTAAATCTTTAAGGTGTGTCGAGCCTCCTGAGTAAAAGAAAGTATCGAATTTTAAAGATAAGTCTTCGTAGGCAAATTGTTTTTCGTTAGGGTCAATAGCGTTCTTAACTACCTCTACGTTTTTGTTATACGGTCTAATCTTTTCGGCTAAAATTTTAGTGGTAGTCCACACCTGGTCTGCAAATTTAATGTTTGCTAAAATACACTTTGCCATATTGCTTTTACGGTAGTAAACCTCTAAAGGATGACCTTTTGAAAGCACCCAGTAGTCATCTACATCGCAAATAACTTTTATGCCTCTTGCCTTTAGAATTAAAATAGTCTCTTCAGGCTTCATAAGCTCGGAAATATTACGATTAAAAATAACGTGGGTTACTCCGTCAAGTTTATCTAAAAAATCGTCAGCGTTATTAACTAAGCAAATTACTTCTATCCCATAGTCTTGACTGAGTCTTACAAGCGGCATCATTAATCGGTGGTAGCTTACTCCGCTTACCGTTGGCATTACGATAGCTATTTTGGTTTTATTCTCATACATAATCTTAAATTCTTTTTTGGCTTTTTTATAGTCGCTTTTTATGCTGCGGTAGCTTATAGAGGTTTCGTTGTGTATTTTGATAAGGGTATCTCCGTTGTATACGGCTCTAATTAGATTAGCGTTGTAATGGCTCATCTTTGAGAGTACGTCTTCAATATCCTCGCTCTCACTCTCTTCTATTGCCCAGTAGGGGTCTGTCTTGTTGCATTTTTTAAGCCATTGATTCCGCATTACTATTGCAAAATAGCCCTTCATATTTTCTTTCGGCGGTTTATGGCTACAAATGTCAAAAGCCAAAGAGACTAACTCCTCGGCTTCTTGCTGGTTGTTTGTTAATTTAAGAGCATAATTTCGAATGCTCTTATCGAAATATATCTCTTGCAATATCAAAAGGGTAGCCCTTCGGAATTAAACTCAGGGTCGGGAGATGTAGACGCTTGCGTTGGCTTCCAAGTGTCAAGTTCTACGTAAGGCTTCCCGCTCTTACCGATATTAACATTTAGGTTTACCCATCCTTTATCTGTGTTCCTTTGAATAAAGGCTATTGCCTCATCAGCTTTTAGGCTTAATTGACCTACTACCCACTCAGGAGAGTTTGGTTTCATTTTAAACATAAAACCCTCTGCGAATACTTTTTCTGTTTTTTCCATTCTGTTAATTATTTATTTTCGTTTATTATCATCCACAAAAGTACTGAATAATTTGCTAAGTCTAACACACTATCCTCGATACTCTCGTTGTTTGGTTTTTTGTCTGAGCTTAAAAGTACTCCAAGCCTTGCTACTTTAGTAGCTATTAGGTTTAAGCAGTTAGTACTTGCGTTACCTCCAGTAATTGCTCCAGCTAATTTAAAATTAGAAAGTCTGTCGGTGTTAGCGTAGTCGTCTCCTTTGCTAAATAGTACTTTCTCCATTTCTCCCGTAATATAACCGAAGTGTGCTATCTGTTCTTTTTTGGTCATAGGTTTACCTCTTCGTTAATTACAACGCTACTCAGCTTCCATAAGTGGCGTTCGTTATGAGTTATTTTGTGTCGGTTCATTAGCTGACCGAATAAAGTTTCTTTGTCTCCCATATCTCCGAAGACCTCGCTTGTTATTGTACGCCCTCCCTTGGTGGCGGTTACTTGTATCAATCCTTTCATACTATTTCTTAATTTCATTTTATTCTACTTTGGCTATCGTGCTTAATATGGCAATCTCTACACCTTACTTTTATATTGTCTACGTCCCAAGCTAATTCTGTCCTACGAGTTTTTTGTGCTTCGTCTACTGAGATGGTATGAGAGCAGTCTAAAATTCCGTTAGAGGTTAAGCAATCAGTACAAAAGTTATATCCAAACTCGTAAAATTGTTCGCTTAGTGCGTTTGACTTAGCTACTCTTACCCTTGCGTCTATTGTACTCTTAGCTATTCGCTCTTCGTCTGAAGTATAAAAGTGATTCATATTGTTAACAATTAGTTTATAATTATAGCTCTACTATTTTGTTACTCATTGCGTTTAGCTCGCATAACTCTCTTATTTTGGCTTGTTGCTCTCCCATTTTAAAAAGGTAAGTAGCTAACAACTCCTCGTAAGCGTCTATGTCTACTGCTTGCTTATAAGCTAAGTTAATCAAATTATCTAAATTTTGCAAATGCTTAGTCTGCTCGGTCTTATCCCCTGAGTATTTAGCGAGCTTTAATTTCATATCTCGCACCGAACGCTCAGCCTCTTTACAAATAGCTGGTTTGTTTAATATCTCTTTTGCTTCTTGGTCTGTCATAATTTAAAAAGGTTGGTCGTTACTTACTGCGAATATATCTTTAATTGGGTCTACTACTATCTCCTCAGTAGCGTAGGCGTATTTCTTTGTGTTATGTATATGGTCAAACTCATAAAACCTTTGAGAAGCCCAGTCGATATGCAAGACACACTCTCCAAGCTTTCCGTAATGTTTAGGCTTAACTTTATCTACCGTTATCTTATACGGGTGGTGGTCTTCTTTGCTATCCTTATGAACTACGACTATATTTCTACCGTTGTTATTCCATTCGCTACCGCCCATTAAATCGTAAACACTTGGCTTTTTTACTGACCCGTCTTTTACTTGCTTAGGGTCAGGATTTTTAGGGTGAATAATTATAAAAGAATGCATCTTATTTATATCCATAAATCTGTTTCTTAAAGAAAGTATCTTACGTAAATAGTCTGCGTTAGTTGGCTCTCCTTTGTGAGCTAAGTAGTTCCAAGAGTCTATTACTGCGGAGGTACATTTATTTTCTTTTGCATAGTTCCAAAAGGCTTCAGGCTCTATGTTATGCTCTGCGGAGATAAACTTAAAGCTATCGCAAAGCTGGGTACTATACTTGCTTATTTCTTTCTCGGTAATAGTGTTAGGATAATTCTTTAAAAAAGTCTTACCGGTTAGTTTATGCATCAAATTAGATATTACCTCGGTATCGCTTCCATCGTCAGGCATATAAACGCAATGTCTCCAACCTTCGTTTAAAGTTAGTCCCATCATAATCTCCTTCATAAAAAGAGATTTACCAAAGAAAGGATAACCCGTTATGTCAGTACATCCACCTTTAACAAAAGTTAATTGACTATCAAAAGACTTTAAACCTATTCCACTTCCCTCAGGTACTCCGTTTTTATAAAGGCTCATAAGCTGGTCTAATATTTCGCTGCTTGATTTTATCATAGTATTTGAGTTTTGATTTTAAAGTCTCCCATATTTACAAATCTATCAAGCTTATCAGGTCTTGTAATAAACTCTAAAGTTAGATACTTGTAGTTAAATTCTATGTGGTGTGGGTCTTTGCTTGCGTTGCGTATAGCGTTTACTATATCCTCTTTAGTGTAACCTTCCTTTAGTCTGTCTTTTATCTGAGATTTAGTTTTAGTATTTACTACTCTTGCAGTTTTACCTAAAATAGAATTATAAAGACTTAGCAGTTTACTGCTATCTATTATATTCTCTTCTTTTATCTTATCTTCTTTTATCTTCTCTTCTCTTATGCCTTTTGATTCGCTTTTAATTGGGTTTTGATTCGGTTTAATTTCGGTTTCGGTTGGGTTTATTTTTTCTTTTTTTGGTCTACCTCCTTTGCTTCCATTCTCTGAATTAGTTACGCTTTTATTAGTTGCTTTAGCATATTGAAAGTCCAAAAATTTAATTGAAATAAAACCTTCCTCGTCAATACTAAAAACTCCCTCATTTAATAACTCGTTAAATTCAAGCTCATTATTTAAGCGTTTTAAAAATTGTTCTTTTGTTAGTTTACATTCTCGCTGCCAGTAGTAGCTGCAAATGTTAATGAATAAACCCTGAGCAGATAAACTGCAAAACGATATATCTTTAGTTAGATACTCGGCTGGTTCGAATTGAAAATACGGTAGTTCTTTTGCCATTGTTGCACGTCTTTATTTTTTTTTAATAGAGCCTTAGGGAGGCGATTTAATGCGTGCAACATAAGTGACACCTCCCCGCTTGGCTCAATATTGTTAAATATGAAAAGTCTTTTATAATGTTGCACGGCAGCAAATATAATAATACAATCCGAATAAAAAAATAAATTTGTACTTAAATGAAAATAATTTTAAAAGACCTACCGAAAATAAGCCTTAACAAGTGGTACGCTGGTATGCATTGGACTAAGCGTAAAAATATAAAAGACAATTATACTCTAATAGTTAAAAGCCAGTTTAAGGATGTTCTGCCAGCTTCTCAGAGTTATAATACTGAATACCACTTCACTTTTAAAAGCAGACCCTTAGACGCTTCTAATTGCGTAGCTATGGTCAAGATGATAGAGGACATAATATTTGAGAGTGACGGATACAAAGTAATAAAGAGTATATTGATAACCAGTAGCAAAGGAGCTGAGGATATGGTAGCAATAAAAATAAATTAAAAATAAATAAAGTTTTTCTTGTTTGGTATTAAAGTTTAATACTATATTTGCAGTACAATAACAAACAAAGAAATGATAACAACTGCAAAACAAAACTTAAAAGCACCTAACGGATTAAAAATAACGATAGGTATGGAGGTAAATATTTTATTTAGAGGCGACTCGGTTATTGTATGTAAAGATAGCAAGTCGTTTACTACTAATTTAGATACTGCTCAATATTGTTTTAACATTTAATAAATAATAATATGAACGTAAAAGCAAACCAAAAAGACCGCACCTTTACTATTAGAGTAAACGGGAGCAAGTACCGAACCTCGCAATTTTCAAAAGCTACCTTCGAGGAGCTGGAGCATAACACCTCCGCAGACTGGGTTAATTTTTTAGCGACATCTAACTCTTATTATTTAGTAAAATGAACAGACTACAAATAACCTTTGCACCTAAAGACTTTACCGCTGGCTCTGAGTGGTTAGAAAAAAATAGCACAAAGCTCGGCTTTAGCTATGACGAGTACCAAGATATTTACGATAGCGAGGATATGCTATATACGATAGAAAAAGAGTTAGAATTATCAGGATTAAATTACACTTTATACTAATATGAAAAAGGAAATATTAAAAGTAGGCACAATGTTAATGCCTCTCGGTTTTACGGTAGCTTTAG